CGGTTCGTTTTCGCCCAATCCATTCACCCAGAATGTCCAGCTGCACGCCTACGGCCTCATCAATATCAAAAGCAGTGATAAGGCTGTTCATTGCTCCGGCTGTGTCTGAGAGCGGACGGGTAGATAAGTCAATGTGCTGCGTAAATAGCGGCTTATCCCGGTGATAGTTGGTTATCAGGTCAGTGTATTTGCTCATGACGCCACCGTGATCGTGATGTTGTTCATGGAGCATGTCACCGCCTCGTTGTAAGCGGTGATGATGTTAGCCGGTGCGGTGGTGGTTGCTGCGCGTCCGATCTGGAGGCTGCTGATATCGTAAAACCGGCTCTCGCCTCCGCTCACCACACCGATGTTGGCAGGAGAATAGATGCGGCTCAGCAGCAGATCGTCGCCGATGTCCAGTGAGTTGATGTAATCGGCAATCGCCGTCCTGATATCATTTCCGACCTGCGTGGTGTAGCCGGTAAAAACCTTCAGCACGATGGCAACGTACACTGGTACCGGCGCTGATCGGGAAAAGCTGATAGTGTGCGGATTGCCCCAGCTGTCCTGTACGGTAACCGCCGTGCTGCCGAACGTCGATACCCCCTGCCCCTTTTTACCCTGAATCACTTTTGCGATAGCTTTCACATCGCCACCGTCAACAATAGCCGCTACCGAGTGCGCTGGCAGGCCATTGGCGTCTACACTGCCGGAATCATTTTCATAGAGCTTGTGTCGCGTCACGCCCGTGACATTAGCGATAGCCCCGTCAAGTGCTTCAAATGGCGTAAGGGATGGCAGTGCGACGCTCTGCCTTTGCCGGATGCGTAGTTCTGAATCCGTTTCTGCCGCGCTGCCAATGGTGGCCGCCGATGCGTTGGTGACTTTTGTCCATCCGCGCGTGGGCGTGTTAATCAGCGTCACTGAGCCTGCTACTGCTGCCACTGCGCCGGAACTGGCGCAGATTGCTGTCGCTGTAACAGTTCCATCGGGGCTGATAGTGACACTGGCGGGCAGACTCCAGATAACGCCATTAGCATCTTTAGCCGAACCGTTGCTGATAGTGGTTCCTGCTGTACCGGTTAGAGTCAGGTCTACTGTTGAATTGGTTGCTCCGCGCCGCTCAATACCGTTGATTTTGACATTTCTGGTCAGTCCATCTGTCATAGCCGTTGAGGGTGAAAACGAGTTGTACACCTGAATGGCTGTATTGTTGGCGTCATGTATCGCCAGCGCGAACAGCGCCACCATCTGGCCATCTTTGCTGTCCGGTTCGAGATAGGCGTCTGTCCCATAAATCTGCTGGAAATAGCCGGTAATGGTGGTGAGGATAGTCTGGTAATCAGGCGCACTGATCCCCTGGGCGGTTACCGTTGCCGATAACCCCAGCGTGTCTAAATTGAGAGCCATTAAGCCTCGCTTGAAACGGTCGTCGTTCCGTAGATTGTGTCGATGGTGGCGGTGAAGGTGACGCGGCGGCTGGCGCTGTCCACGCTGGTATCGAATGACTGAATGGATTTCACTCCGCGCGTTTCAAGGATCCGCTGGCGGATAGCGAGGGTATAGGCTTCTGGTTTCTGTTTACCCAGCACCGACTGTATCCACGGAGTCCCCTCAGTGGTGTCCAGGAACCACTGACCATACCAGAGCAGGAAGCGTGTTTTGACTGCTTGCGCGACTGCGTCAGGAGAGTTGATCAGCCAGGTATCATCACCGCGCCCGAACGTGTAATCGCCGTCAGCGTCTTCGCGTCTGTATCGCATCAGTTCACCTTGCCAGAATTACTGCTGCCAGACTGCACGCCGTTATGCGTGTGCTGGTCGCTGATGTCTTTGCCGTTGGATGTGAGCGTGCCAATAAGCTGGATAGCGCCGGAAATCTTCGCCGCCACCCCACTCACCGTACTGCCCACCATCCCGCCCAACCACGTCAGCAGGCCATTAATCTTTACGGCATTGCTGAACTCCGACAGCGGCGCTTTAACGTTGAATCCGCCTGGCGCCATAACGTTTACGCCGTGGCTGTTAGGGTCGAGCTCGATGTAGGCAAACCCGTCATCGGTGCGCATCTGCAATGTCGTGGTGCTGATGTTACCAATGACGTTCGCCTGGGACTGCGGCCCGACGATGGCAAATGCATCTGACAAATCATGCTGGCGCGGATCAACCGGTTCCTGCACGCCACCGCTCTGCCACCAGAAATCAATACAGCGATCGGAGAACACCACCAGGCATTCATCGCCGGCTTTCACCGGGAAAGTTATTGTGCAGCCGCCGCCGCGTGGGAAAATCACAGGTACATCCACCAGCAGCGGAAGCGGCGCTGACTTTGTTTTCCCATTCGTATCGGTTGCCTGCCCGCTAATGGCTGGCTGAACTGTACAGGTACAGGCGATAGGGTCAAATGACTGCACGATTCCGGGAAGTGATACACGTAGCATGGAAAAAATGGTGTTATAAAGCTGTGAGCTCATCTGCTCGGTGCTGCCTACCTGCGAGTGGAGTGATACTGGCATGCTTTTTCTCCAGGCATAAAAAAACCCGCCGAAGCGGGTTTAGTGTTAATGCAGAATTTAGTGTAACTGCTCAGTACTTATCACGAAGAGTCTGTGCAGGTGGCAATCTCTATCATTGCCCCAGCAGAAATCGGCCCAAGTTCCGTAAAAGTCATCCCAGTTCGTCATGAACGTAAGTGGACGTTCTTCCTCAGTTCCGTCGGAAACATAAACATGATAGCCATCAGACTGAATCGCCCAAGCAATCATTCTTTCCCAGAACCGACGGCCTTCTAATGTCTGTTCAGCATCAGATACAACGATCGAGTAATGAGACAGGAAGTGTCGGAAAAATTCCTGCGGCAGACCTCTTACTGCCGAGTCATGTTGAGGCTGAACTGTGCGCCAGACAAGAATCTGCGTACAGCTTTTCCGCATGGGAACAATGTGCTCAAGCAGTGCCAATTTTACTGCATAAACGGTCTCAGGAATTTCGCTGTCAGTCACCAGGCGATACTGCTCACCTTTGACTGAAGCCAGCAGCCGGTACCCATGGGGCGTTACAAATCCAGGCAAAGAAAAGTCCTTCACACCCGAAGCCATGAATGCCTCGGTATGCTCAATGTTTTTCTCTGTCATGTTCAGTTTGGCATCAAAGCCAGCTGATGGGATTAGTAGTGGCATTCTTCTATTCACTGTAAGAGTTTGCATAGTGTCCTCCGTGCGTTGCAGGAGTACTTCTGACAAAAAGGCCGAAACTGAAAGGTTTCGGCTGATGATTATGAGTTATCAATCTGGTAATAGCAGTGTATTACCTGCGCGTAATACCTGCAACCACAATGTTGACACAAAGATAAAAACCAGAATCGTTACCGATGACCACATGCATTGATTATCGGTTAAACAGAAGAAGACTTTAGGCGTGATTACCGGTTGCGTTTAGCGTTTGAACTGGCAGCTACTTTCCGGCAGTTTCAGGATAGTGCTAAGGGCTTCTACTTCACCCGGTGACAATCATACGTCCAGAACTGGCGCGGCTCGTCCATGTTCACACGGACTACTTCAACATTCAGAATCGCTTTTCCGTTGCGCTTGATGTAGTCCAGACCCAGCCAGCGTCCTACCCGGGCGTCCGGAAGCATCCATTGATACTTAACATTTGAGTAATCTTCCTTAGCTCGCAGAAAAGTAAACTTTTGCGTTTCCGGGCGCTGGCCATTGATGTGGGCAAATCCGTCATCACTTGATGATATCCCGAATGGCCCGCATTGCATCAAAGGTTCACTCAGCACACTGAAAGATGTGCACAACAGTAAAGCTGTAATGGCCACTTTAGATTTCATCAGGTGATTATGCCCTTGCTTATTGTATTTGACGATTGCAGATCCGCACTTCCTTTCGCTAGGCAGAGTAGATCCATGTACCAGTTTTTACCCCTTGTATCACCAGTATAATCAATGCTGCCCACCGTGTAATCACCATCCGTGTTAACTGACGCTGGCTGAGTCCCCGTCAGGCCATCAACCGTCAGATTGCCATTGCTGGCGCTTTCGCTCAGTCTGCCGGGTGATGTACCAATCTGCTCCTTAGAGAGCGATGTTCGATACACTGATGCCTGATCCAGACGAATCAGCCCGCCCAGCTTAATTTTTGGATTGATGAGGCACCGCACGTTCACCCCCGCTCCCATGGTCTGCTGCGGCATCCCGATCAGGCCAGTGTTGGCATTGAGCACAATCACTTCATCGATGTATTTCGACTCAGGCACGATATTCACCTGGTTGTTCTCATACCACCAGTTAGCGTCACACTTCCCGGCGATGCTGTTCATCAGGTCAGAGGTATTGCCCACCAGCACGCGCCCGCGCGGGAATACTGTGTCAGGAAAATCCGGTACAGATCCGGCAGAAATGCCATATGGCTGATAAGACTGCATCCCGGCCTCAAACAGGTCTTTGTACTTCCACCCGGCAGCCACTGTGGTGCGAACACCTGCATACAGATGACCCTGCCAGCTGTCGATGCACTGCACCAGCGCCCAGCTGTCGGTGATGTTGTCTTTACCGGCCACCGTAAAACGGATATCGCCGTTAAAAATCAGTCCGACATTGCGATCGGGGTAGTTTCCGGCCTCATCGGGATTGCCATCATAACCAGCAATCACCTGAATGCGGCTGAACTCCTGCGCCATGATGCGGTTTTGCGTCGCTGTCGACAGATTATAGATTTTGAAATCCCCGACAAACCCGTTAAAGATGGTGGCAGGCATTTTCTGAATACTGAAGGTCACTTTCAGATCGGTTAGCGATATGCCATTCCCTTTATCGTCCAGCAGCTGCAGTTCAAAATGGCGCATCCAGTTGAGAGACATATTTACTCCGTTCTGATTATCAGATGGCTGCTGATCCCGAGATCGTTTTCGGTCGGGTAGTCCTGACCGTCAGCATCGCAGACGACAAACAGCGCAAAACCTAATCCCAGGTACGCATATTGCTCCAGCAGATCAGCACCGGTTACCAGCGGAATACTGCCGATAAGCAGCGAATCAGTGCTGTCGCTCAGGTCCAGACACCAGCAGCCGACACGCCATATCACGGCAATTTTATACAGTGAACCGGCAATAGTGGCACTGAACGCCTGGTTCTGAGGCGTCAGTGGAAGCTCTGCAAGGGTCATGAGAAGATACCTTTCGCTGCGGCAGCGGTTTTACTAAGCCATGACTGCTGCGGCTGTTTTGGCGTTTTCACGCCGCCATCCTGAACCGCACTGGTGTTAGCGCCCTGCGTCATGTTCTCTTTCGGCGCGCCCTGTATGGTCTGTGCCTGGGTGAAAATAACCTCACGCAGCGTGACCGTAGCCATCAGCACGTTTTCCGTCGCCTTATCAGTCGTCACATCCAGCACGCGGATCAGCATGTTGCTGTAAAGACGTTTACCGGTGACCACATCAAACGGCTGCTTACTGCGTTGCAGCTCCAGCAGCTGGCTGTAAATCTCCTTCGGGCTGGTACCGACAGAGAGACCGATGGCGGATGTGTTAACCATGTCCACCAGCGAACCGCCGCCAGAGAAACCAACTTCCATCACCAGTTCTGATGCGCGCCGAAAAGCATGATCGGCCACGTAACCGGCACCGTCAGCGCTGGCACCCGCGGCGGATGAGGTCGGACGCTCGACGGGATGCTCAGTAATTTCCAGAACGTCACTGTGCTTTTCCGAAATTACCACATCAGGAATGATGATCCCGATTTTCCGACTGCGCTGGTGCAGGAGAACGGAAAGGATATCCATCAGCTGTTACCTCTCAGAAGCTGCTGCGTGGCGCGTGCGCTGACCTGATTCTGCTTATCAGCCACAACATTACCGGCCTCACGCGGATCTGTTACACCGTGAATGTGTATATTGGTTTCCTGATGCAGGCTGGCACTGCTTGCGGGCATGTTGCTCATCACACGAGGAACGTAGTTGCGCGTTTCCTGCGGCATGAGTCCCATACCGTATTTGCGGACATTGCCCAGCCCCCAGTTGTAAGAGGCCAGCGCCTTCGTCAGATCGCCATCGTTGGCTTTAAGCAGCTGACTGAGATATTTCGCAGCCGCGCCCGCCGCTTTCATCGGGTCAAAGGCATCATCACCGCGCAGTCCTAAATCACGGCCGGTGCGGGGCATGATCTGGAACAGTCCCTGAGCCCCCGCACCGGAGATGGCGTTGGGGTTTCCGGCGGACTCCGTGATCGCCACGCTTCTCAGCAGTCCTTCAGGCAGGCGGTAAAGCTGCTCAAGCTTCTGAAAGGCGGGCTGCATCCAGCCAAGTAATGCCGCACCTTCTTTTGTTGCCTGCGGGTGCGGAGCAGCAGCGCCCGCGCTGATACCCGGAACTGACGGACTGACTTCATTTGCACGGGCTGGCGGTGCCAGTGCTTCAGCGATCGCCTGTAGCAGGGTTACGCTTCGGTTCTGCACCGCCTTATCTTCTTCACGCCCTTTAGCGGCATCATGGCTGGCGCCGGACTGCGTTTTATTCAGTTCCTCCAGCTGTGAGTTTACCTTTCCGGCTGGTTCAGCGGCCGGAGACAAACCGAGCCATCCGCGAATAGTTCTGCCCACAACGCGCGGATCGAAACCGGTCTTTTCCCGAAGGCTGTCAGCGGTGCTGTCGGCGCTTGATGAAACAGCCGGGAGAGCATCCTTATTTTCCTTCCCCTGCTGCAGAAGACTTTTGCCCAGACTGGCAGCATCCCTCCAGCGTCCTTCATTAATGGCGCTTAGCAGATCACCGACTGTCGACATCATTTTGCCAAGTTCACCAAACTGCTTTGTGATACTGGCTATATCGCCTTTCAGCGTCCAGTTGCTGAGATTGATGTTCAGCAGATGGGCCAGCTGTGCCCCGGCATCTTTTACAGAAGAACGCAAATCCTGAATAGCTTTCAGGGCCGAATCAATATCAGGCTGCCATTTCTTCCAGTCAATAAGGCTTTTGCCGCCCTCTTTCCACGTTTTGTAATCGTCGTAGAGTGCGATTATCGCCAGTCCCAGCGTGCTGATGATGCCAATCGGTGACGTCAGGAACGCCGAGTTAAGCAGCTGCCACGCGATCATCAGCCCGCCAAAGATCTCAATCAGCCCGCGCGTGTCTTTATCAAGCGATCCCCACCAGTCATGAATATCACCTGCGGCCTCAATCAGCCTGAATACCACTGTGCCAATGGTGTCGGCCAGCCAGAGGATAAGCTTAATCCCGCCGGTCAGCGCATTCTCTATTTTGGGGAAATTATCGATGCTCTGTCTGCGCAGCGTGTCGATTGACCCCGCCAGGCCCCCGGCAAGGTCTGAGCCGATTTTATCCCGCGCCATTCCCGCCATCTGACCAAAGTCACGCAGCGAGGTCATAAACCGGTTCGAACTGACTGCAGCCACATCAGCGTTATAGCCGATTGCCTTCGCCATCTGCGTATACTGCGCACTGAACTGACCCACGCCCCGGCGCATCGCCATCAGCGTGTTTTC